CTATTTACCGCGGCTTTAAAGCTACAAGCTAAGCCAAATCCGTCGCCTTTGCCAATGCAAGAGGCTTACATAAAGTTCTACCAAACAGTCTTTGTTGAGTCGGCAAAGCAAGAGTTTAACCGAATAAGACAAGACAACCGCGAGAAGGCTTACGTTCCTGACGATTTCTTTTTAAATACCTGGAGAGAATGGATTAAGGAATGGGTTAACGCAAACCTTGGAACGCTAATAACTGGTGTAAACCAAAACACCTTAGAGCAAATACAAAAGATACTTGGCGAAGGAATTGAGCAAGGTTTAAACCCTTTTCAGCTTGAGAAACTTTTACTTGAGCAAATACCAAACATTGCTAGAGCCAGGGCAATTGCTAGGACTGAATCGACACGAGCTTACAACGAAGGCAAGAAGCGCTCGGCACAAGATTGGGCAAGTCAAACAGGTACAACACTTTGGAAGTTATGGATTCATGGAGGCTCAAGAGAGCCGAGGTTCCAGCATATCCAGGCACAAGACAAACCGATAAGGGCAGACCAACCTTTTGTCTTTACGACTAAAGGAGTGGAGGTGTTTATGGACAAGCCTGGCGACCAAAAAGGTGGAGCGGCTCAGACAATTAATTGCAGTTGCGTTGTGGTTTATATTTCCGAGGCATACGCGCGTCGTAACTTTCCTGACACGTTTAATGGTTCGGCTCCAGTAGTTAGGCCAATAACTCCATTACCAACAACCACAAATTTAAATCCTCCAAGCGTTGCAAATACTCAATTAAAAGATGAGTTTATTTACACGACACAAGATAAGGCTACGGTAAAAAAAGTTAATGACATTCTGTCTTTTACCGATGGAGTTACTGATTTAATGAATAAAAATAATTCTAATCTTTCTATAAGAACTCCAGCTCAAAGTTCAAGAAATGGACACTTTAAATTTGTAAAGGAATTAGGATACACTAATATTAATGATGCATTTTTATTAAGTTCTAAAATTGGAGGCGGAATGGAAAGCAACACACTTGGGAACTGTTCAAGAATAGGAGCATACATGAATGTTAAAATAAAAAAAGGAGATGTAATTGATTTTAAAGCAACAAAATTATCTTTTAATGAAAATGAATTTGAAGATTTATTAAAGTTAGGTTACGCTAAAGGTTCAACAAAAAACGGCCTGACTAATGTTTACAATTTAAAGACAAGAGATGTAATTGGATTTGTTAATCAAGATGGAGAGTTTAAATTTTGGACTGTGGGAATGGCAATGAAAGTACAGACTGGAAAAGAAAACCTAGCATCAACTATAACTCATGAAGCAGCTCACATGTTACAAGCATTAAAAGATAGAGATTTAGCTGGATGGAAAAATATTTTACAGGCAAACAATATTAACCCAAGCTCAGAGGCATTAACCCAATATGGAGGAACTAATTTTCAAGAATTATTTGCTGAAACTTTTACTGCATTTGTTTACGACAACCAAGGCTTAAAAACAAAAAGGCCAAATCTTTACAATACTTTTGTTAAATACCTAGAGCAAATTGGAGTTGATGTAAACACAATTAAGCTAGCAAACTAAAAAATTAAAATGTTTGACTTTTCAAAGGCACAAGAAATAACAGATGAAATGATAAAGCTACAAAATGAGCTTAAATTTCAAGAAGCCGCTAATTTGTATTTAAAGACAATTAAGGAAATTCAATCCTCAGAATTTCAACTAGAAAATCAAACTGAATGGATTGAGAATCTTTTAGATGAACAAACAACTCTAATACTCCTAGGCTTGAGTTAATACCTCTTTGTTTCCTAATTTTTTTTATTTGTATATTTGTCTAAACGAATAAGCAATGCTAGACAAAGCCGAGCAATCATATTCAGATTATCCCGAGGCGGTCAGAAACAACGCTAGAAGGGTTTTAAAATATGTTGATGAGAACGGCTGGGGGCCTTGCGGAACGCCAGTAGGCAAACAAAGAGCCAACCAGCTTGCAAACGGCGAGCCTGTTTCAGTTGATACGATTAAACGGATGTTTTCGTATTTAAGCCGTCACGAGGTTGATTTACAAACCTCTAGCTCTTATGAAGACGGTTGCGGTCGTTTGATGTACGACGCTTGGGGAGGCAAAGAGGCATTGGTTTGGAGTAGAAATAAATTAAAGGAATTAGAAAAAACTAGCGATATGGGTTTTGTAAAAAAAGGATTAAACCAAGGCTTTACAGATAGCGACATGAAACAAGGGATTGTTTCAGGTTACTTTGCCGTATTTGGCAACAAAGACCTCGATGGCGATGTAATCGAGCCAGGAGCGTTTACCAAGACTGTAATGGAGCGAGGGCCACAAGGCAAGCAGTTAATCAAGTATTTGCTAGACCACGATAAAAACAAGGTTGTCGCAAAAATCACCAATCTTTACGAAGACAATAAAGGCTTGCGTTACGAGGCTAAAATTGGTAGCCATGCAGCTGGCCAAGACTTTCAAAAGATGATTGAGAGTGAGCTAATCAACCAGCATTCTTTTGGTTTTAGAACTATAAAAGAGCAGTTCGACCAAGAGGCAAAAGCTAACCTAATTAAGGAAGTAATGATGTACGAAGGCTCAGCCGTCCAATTCTTGGGAGCTAACCCTGAGACCACGTTTATCGACCTTAAAAGCGAAGCGGACGCGTTCGAATACCTTAGCAGACTTGAGAAGTTTGTAAAGACATCCGATGCAACCGACGAAACAATTGAAAAACTAGAAAATCAACTTAAATCACTTTTGGAGTTTCTAAAGCCAGCCTCGCCTACTTTGGAAATAAAAGAAGCCGAAGCTGTGGAAATAATAACAATTAACGAACTTAAAAAACAATTTGAATCATGGAAAATCTAACAATTGATGCCGTAAAGGCAGTAATTGCAGAGGCTGGCGAGGCTCTAAAGGCAAAAGCAGCAAATGCAGAAACTAAAGCCAACGAGGCTTTCGAAAAGGCTGAAAGCCTATTAAAGTCTTTTAATGGTGTAGTAACCAAAGAAGAGGCAGCAGAAATGCAAAAGCAACTTGATAAGTTGGACATTGCAATGCAAAAGAATGCAGTAGACAAAGAAGTAAGCGCTGAAGATTTCAAGACTGCTTTCATGAAGGCTTATGCTCCAGTACAAGCTGAAATCGAAAGATTGAAGTCTGAGCCTAACGCTCGTCTTAAAGCTCCTTTGGTATTTGAAATTAACGAGAAGTCAGTTGGAACCATTACTTTGGCTTCTACAATCGCTAACGAAGCGTCTTCTGGACAAGTAACAATCTCCGAGTTTACTGGTGTTGTTTCTCCTATCCGTCAGCGTTTGTTGGTTTACCTTGCTAACGCAAGTGTTGGAGCAATCGGAACTCAGTATGCAGTATGGGTTGAAGAATACGATCAGGAGGGAACTCCAGTAATGATTGGCGAAGGTGTTGAGAAAACTCAAATCGACGTTCAATACAAAGAGCAGAGAGCTAAGGTTGAGAAAATCGGTGTACACATGAAGGTTTCTATGGAAATGTTGGAAGATGCTGCTTACTTGGCTTCTTACATCCAAACCAATGGTGTGAAGCGTGTTGAGACTGTAATCGAAAACCAATTGTTTACTGGTAACGGAACTTCTCCACAGCTTGCTGGTTTGCTTTCTAAGTCTACCACTTTCACTGGCGGTTCAATGGCTGGTGGTGTTGAGTCTGCTACTAACTGGGATGTTATCCACGGAATTATCGCTCAAGTAAGAGCTGCTAACGGAACTGCTACAGGAGTATTTGTTGAGACTGGACAGTATCACTTGATGCTTTCTGAGAAAGATGCAGAGAAGCAATATATCTTGCCAGCTGGCGTTACTTTCAACGCACAAGGTGGAATTACTGCTTGGGGTGTAAACATTATCCCAACCAACGCTTTGACTGGAACTGCTGCTAACTTTGTAGGTGGTGACCTTTCAGTTATCAACGTACGTTTGAGAAGCGGTTTGCAGGTAGCTATCGGAGAGTCTGGCGATGACTTCATCGACAACTTGAAGACTGTAAGAATTGAGCAGCGTTTGGTGCAGTTTAT